TTAAAGCTTAGCGCCAAAATAACCCAAAGAAATAATCCTAAAACAATATTTAAAATCCCTTGCTGGTTTATGTCTCTCTTGGTAATTGGTTTTTTGTTTCTCATTTATTTGATAATTCTACGTTTTGATTTCAAATAATTCAAGTAAGGCTGCATTTCTTCTTTTGTCTCCCAATCTCGAATTGTATCTTCTAACATTTGACGGTCCATATTTTTAGCCATTTCGTCAATTTTCAATTCAGCTAATTTACGCCTATCTTCTCTTGCTTTTTAGTAATTCTTGCGTTTCTTCTAATTTATTTTTAATATCCAGATACATTTTTTTATAATTTACTTGGGATGTAAGATGCCATGTTTTACAAGAATCACAAAAATATGATGCAGTTAGTTTCTTGGATGAACGAGTAAATTTCTTATTATAAATATCAAGAGCCTTATCAGCAAATTCTTTTGTTAAAAACCTTTCTTTTCTACATTCTTTCATTACTAAACTTTTTTAAACACAAGCAAATTATTAATTCCTTTCCTAACAACAATCTTTTTCTCTTTGTAAAGTTCGGAGAGAAAACCGTTCAATTCTCCAATTTCAATACCTAATTTCAACTTTAAATCTACAATTGGTATTCCGCACTTACCTTCACTTGAATAATGTCTTAAATCGACTAATTTGAGAATTTCAGTTTTCATCCCGATAGTTCCTAATTTGTCCGTTAATACATATTTTAGATTCTTTACTTGGTTTCCAATCATTTTTTTGAAGCGATTCTTTAACCAATTCTAAAAATTGTTTTTCTGTTCCATAGTTAGTGATGTTCAGTTACCTCTGTCCCCAGGTTATTTTTTAGGCTTTTTTGTTGGTATTGGTGCGATCTGTTCGATATACGGTACCTGGCTCCAGCGTCCGTCAAAATTCATTATTTCGACTGGCTCAAAATCGGCATCGCTGCGCAGGTACTTAGGTTTTAGTACGAATTGGCCAGCGTCCGTATTCTTTTCGATAATCATTGTAGATTGGCTCCAGCGATTGGTAGTTCTATCTAAATGGCCCAGCGTTTCGCCTTGTCCTTTACCCAGGTGTAGTACCCCTATTAGCAAAATATCGTATTGCTTAGTAATCCGTTTTAGCCAGTTCGTTACTAGCCTAGTTTCTCTGGGATCGTTATAATCCAGGCAAAGATCTAGTAAGCCATCCACTACAATACAGCTGCAGTCGCTATTGGATATAAGGTATTGCTCGATCATTCCTCGGATCTTGCTAGGCATATCCTCGCGCATAGAAAAAGCGTCAAAATGATCAGGCAGCTTGCGTTTATCGGCCAGCGAAAGTATTTTATCTACCTGCCTGTAAAAATCGAAGCTGCTCATTTCAGTATCAAAGTATCCGATCCTGGGCCGATCTACTGGGAGCTGCAGCTTCATACCCCATACCGATTGAAAAGCAGGTACCAGGGCTGAAGCCGCAGCCGCGCCGACGAACGTACTTTTACTGGCCTTAGGCAAGCCGCTGAAAATAATGTAGCTCTGTAGGCAGCCCACTACTTTGCCCTGGATCGTAAAGATAGGAGCCTGGGCTGGCGGCCTGTTGGCAGCGTCGTATCGCCTGGCCTGTAGTAAGTCAGTAAAGTCGCGTAAGTCGTTTGCCATTTCGTTAGTAGTTCCAGTAGCTAGATAAGCCTAGCATAAAAAGTAGAGTTATTAGTAGCCAAAATTTAGGGCTATTCAATAATCTGTAAAGTATCTTTTTCATTTTGCTGGGTATTAAGTTGGTTTAGTAATTCTTTTGCAGTGATGATCGCAGCCTGGATCGGTGTAACTGGCTGGCCCTTGTCGGATAGTGGGTGTTTTTTGCCCAGCTCTAAGTAACTAGGCAAAAGCTGGAGCGCAAAGTATTCTAACTTAGTAAGGCCAGGGATCGGCGCTACAAAGCGGCCTAAATGATCTTGTGCTACTTGTGGCGGGAACGCAGGGTGCTGGTAGTTTTCCATTTGTTTAGGGTTTTTTTTAGATTATAAAATAAAAAAGCTAGTTCGATTAGTAGATAAGCCAGGCAAAATACTGGCAGGCATACTAAAACTAAAAATAATAGCTCCAGTAAAAATTTAGCCAATTTCATCGGGTATCGTATTTACGTTTACGATAGCGCGCTGGTAGTAGTCGATACTGTCGCCAATTAGTACGCGCAGCTCCATAGCCAGGTTAAAGGGTATCAGCGATTGATCTACCAGGGCGCGGCTGCCGCAGCTGTAGGTAAATTCAATTTTTACCCTGGCGTCGTCCAGGTGTTTGCCTAAAAATTGTAGTGTCTTGATTTTTTGCTCTAGCTCGCGCAGGTAAGCCTGGCGATCAGTTAAAATAGCCATAGTTCCGTTAATTTAGGTTAGTAAAGTCGTTTGTCGATACGAATTTATAAAAGAATTATTTATACAAACAAAAAAAAATCTACTCTGTAATTGAGTAGATCAATAAAAAAGCTGAATTTCAGCTAATTAAGATAAAAATAGTTCGCTTTCCGCTTTTCTGCGCTTTGTTAGCCCTGGTATAACTTTGCCGCCTGCTCTATTCCAGCGTAAAAACTGGGCTGCTACTGCGGCCTTGTCTGCGCCGCTATTGAGTAAGCGAAGCAGCGTAGATCTTGCAAACGCTCCAGCGCCGATATTAAATACCAGGCTGGCCAGTGCCAGCCTTTGATTAGTGTTAATTGGCACTTTTACCAGGCGCTTAACGTCTGCTTCTACTGAAGCTGTAGTAATCCTTAGCCAGTCGAGCGCTTCTTTCTTTGTGATCTTGTCGCCTTGCTTAATAGGCAAGCCTGTATAAGGGTTTCGCGTATTACCGTAGCCGATCGTCCAAATACCTGCGCTGTCCTGGTAGGCTTTTAGCTCCAGGCCTTCAAATTGTGCTATAACTTTTGCTGCGCTCACTTTAGTTGTAAGTAAAATTAGCCCGACTATTGCCAGGGCAATAATATAGTTTTTTGTGCCTTTCATTCATTACAGCCCTGTTTGATCCAGGTCTTTTGCGGCTGTAAGGCCCAGGCCTGCGCCAATAGTTGTTATGCCAGTTACCAGGTCGCCTTTGAGTATGGCTGCAATACCGCCAATAATAGTAGCAAAGCCAAAAAAGGTCGTTTTCCAGTTTTTAAGTAGCTTTTTCATTTTTTACAAAGTTTATTCCGTTATAGATAATCGTTGCCAGGCCCAGGGCTGCCATTATTTGGCGATCCTGTCCTTTTAGCTTAGTAGCAGCGTATAGCATAAACGGGCCAATATAGGCCACGTCTGCCAGCCTTACTAGCTGCGTTTTCATAACGACGTCCTTTTGAACTGCTGTATGAGAATATCCAGCTTAGTTTCTAGCCTTATAAGGCGCTCGCCGTGATCGTCGTGTTTAGCTTGCTTTTCTTCCAGCGTTTTTACGCGCTGGTTAAGTACGGCCCAAGACGCCACAAAGCTGCAAGCGCTACTAATTACTATCGTCGCTATGTTTAGATCCACTTTCTTGCTGTTTTTTAGTTTCTTCTGCGATTGCGACGTTTGTCTCGCGCAGCTTACCTTGTAGCCATTCAATATTTGCTAATAGGTCGTAAGCCTGCGCTTTTAGTTCCTGTAGGTTTGCCATTTTTTAAGATTGTAGGGTTAAATTAAGTTGCTCGCAAATATACTGATAAGCAGCTAAATTTATATCTGCAGCCTGACCCCAGATAGTATAAGCGTCGCCGCTTATGCTAGTGTTACCCTGGGCCAGCGATTGTTTTTGCTGATCTTCGCCAGTACCAGTAACGCTACTAATTTGCCAGTAGAATTGCGCGTAGTCGCTTAGATTGTCGTTTACTATAGAAGCGTCGATATAGTTACCGCTTACTGCCTGTCCGTTTGCCCAGATTGTTACGGGCGCGATTGAATATCCCATTTTTAGTCGTTAGTAGTTTTTGCTGTTATATAATAAGTTGTACCGTCAATTTCTACCTCTATTGTTCTGTTTTGTGCTGTAGGTGTAACAGATGCCACGTTACCTAATTTCCAAAATTTAGCAGTACCGCCTGTAGGATTTGCCGTTTTTATACCTTTTCCAAATTCAGTATTCATATCGTTATTGATACGTACAGCTGTTTTATCGACTGCGCCTTCAAAAGTATGTATTTCCCAGTATGAGTTATTATTGTCAGTCCAAAATGCTTGTAAATATGGAGGATTAACAATACCGCCCATAATAATTTTAGGATATACAAGAGTAGTATTAGAAAAAATGTTGCCCTCTAAATATAAGTTGCCTGCGGTCTGCAATTTATAACCTGCTGTGTCTGTCGTAGTGCCGATAAGTACGTTACCGCCAAATTGCGATAATACAGTATTTCCAGATACAGTATCTCCATTTATTCCTACAACAATGCTACCAAATGTATTGCCAGTATTTGCACCTAAATTAAGAGATATAGCTGAGCCAGTTGATCCAGCAACAAAATCACTGGTTGTTCGTAAAATTGCACCCCCCCTGACATCTAACTTAGAATAAGGCGTAATCGTACCTATACCAACATTTCCAGTTGAAGTAATCCTCATTCGCTCCGAACTACCAGCATAAATAGCCATTGCACCAGCTAAATTATCTATTCCAATGTAATCAGTATTATTTATGTAAGCTAAAAATGCGGAATAACTTCCAGTATGGTCCATTCTTAAAGATATTCCGCTTGATATACCATTGATATTTAATTTACCAGCTGGGGAAGTAGTTCCTATTCCTACATCTCCCCCACTTGTTATTCTCATTCGCTCTGAACCGCCTGCACCAATGATTATATTATTACCAACTGAACCAATCCATTGATTATCGATAGTTGTAGTATTTACATCTGCTAAATAAATTTCGTTTGTGGCAGATGTGCTTGTAAATTGACCTTTACCCAATACAGTTAAAGCTCGTGTCGGGTTAGTTGTACCTATACCTACATTGCCGCTAAAATATCCATTGCCAGTAACTTGTAATGCAGCCCCATTATTCACCGTGCTGCCGATAAGCAAATTAGCAGCAACGTAGTTTAGATCGCTGGCCCCCTCTTGATAAATACCCCAGCGATTGGTATAAGTAACCGTTCCGGTACCGGTAGTTTGATCATTTATCAGTAGCGCGTAGTTATTAGTGATATTTACAGCGCTACCGACGTTATCTGGGAAGCATATACGTAGCCCAGCCAGGTGCGTGATCGTACCCACTGCGCTACCGTTAAAAGCATAGACACTACTAAGCGCGCTAAAAGCCCTTACGGTAGTTCCTTGCGTCATTGTTAAAGTACCAGCGCCACTAAAGCTAATAGTAGTGCTGCCCTCTAAACCTTGCCTGCCTGTATTGGCTACAGTAGTGCTGCCGCCCAAAGTTAAATTTAGTAAGCTATTTACACCGCCTAAAGCTGCCAGCCCTACGTTAGTGCCGTTTGGTATAGTTAAATTGTGCTGTACTGCTATACCTATAGAATTGCCAGTAGTATAAGTTTTGCCAGATAAAAAAGTAGCTTCGTTACTAGAAGCAAGTACCTGTATAGCGTTATTAGTTAGTACAGTATTGTGTAGCTCAAAAAAGTTGTTGCCGCCGTTATAGGCGTCGCCTATGCGCCAAAGCCCGTTACCGCTGCGCTGAAAGGCCAGCAAGCTGTTAGCTGTTGCGCTAGTGCTATTAAGCTGGGCCATTATTCCAGTAGAATGAATATCTAAGGCTGCGCCTGGCGTAGCTGTAAATACTCCTATCCCTGTACCAGTTATGTAAAAAGGCGTTACAGCCGATCCGTTATTGCGTAACAAAAACCGATAGCGGCTGCTGTAGGTCGCAGCTGCAGGATCGGTAGTATCCATAGAAAACTGGTTGATCCGTTCCGTTCCTGCGTCGTCTGGTAGCCCGAAATGAATACCAGTGGCCATATTAGCAGCGGCAGTTCCGCTACTTAGGCTGTGGCGAATTAAGATCGGGTATTGACCAGCTGCGCTATTAGGCGTATTCTCGTCAAATATAGCCGCGTAGCCAGCAAAATTAGTCGTATTCTTTGCGTACAGACCTACAGACGTAGCGGCCGTTCCTGCTACGGTAGTGATCTGCGAATACATACCGAAAGCGTCCGTATCTACAACGTGAACGCCAGCCGTAGGCGCAGCCGTACCTATTCCGAGAAAACTATTTGTATTATCCCAAAACAGGTTTGCGCTAGATCCTATCGCCTGGCTGCTGGTAAAATAGGCTACCTGGGTAGCTGTACCAGTACCAGTAATTGTACTGGTGCCAGGGCCGCCGATTAGATCCCAGGTCGTACCGTTATCCCTATAGATCTCAAAAGTATCGGTACTAACAAAGAGCCTGCCTGTCTGTCCTGCGGCGGGCCTGTTAGCAAACGTATTACTATTGATAGCTGGTGAGCCAAGCTGGTTAAGTATATTAAAATTTACAAACACTATACGTAGCGTTTAAGTATTACTGTTAATTGATTTACTCCTGCGCCGCTAAAGTTGAACGAATATACCTTTACGTTTATCTCGTCTCTATTGCCTGTAATATTCCAGGACTGGTTCGGCGTCAGTAAAAAGCCGTCCACTGATACGTTTGACGTACCTTGATTAACGAAAATAACGCTGTTAGCGTTAGTGTCCGTCTGGCCGCTTTGCTGAAATATCTTTGTCTCTGTTATAAATTTTACGCAGGCCATTATCTACAATATTTTTGATCGTTAGCGTATTGTTTCGCAAAAGTAGTGTCGTCAGGTACGAACGTCGTTTGATCTACCACGTCGGCGACCATTTGGCGCGCCATACTCGAAGCAGCTTCAACGCTGGGCGCCGCAGCTCCAGTAGGCTTTTTGCGACGAAGCAAAAAATAGTACACTGCCGCTGCAGCTGCTAGATATAGTAAAGTACCTTTTTTCATTTTTTGTTTTTTTATACCAGTACGTTATCGCCAAAGCCTGCAAAGCGAATACCCTTTGCTAGTTCTTTTGTAACGGCCTTAGCTTGTTTTTTTGTAGCTGTTTTAGTTCTTACGGCGCGCTTAACTGCTGTACGCTGCGCCTTTGCTCCTGCTTTTTTCTTAAATAGGTCAGTGATCAGCTTGCTGCCTGTTTGTAATACCTGGGCCGCACTGGGAGCTGTCCTAAATTCTTCCTGGAATTCAGCTTCGCGCTGAATGATTGGCGCGTCGGCTGTTACTGTTACGCGCGGACGTCTGCGATAAGCCATAAAAGCTATAGCAGCTCCAGCGATCAGTAGTAAGGGTAGTATATTTTTTTTCATCTTGCTGGTAACCTGTTTGTGTACGTTAATAATGTGCGCAGCTGGCTATCGCTTAATCCGTCCCAGGGTAGTATGCCGCCGCCGTTAGTTAAGAAAGTCAATAGATCCTGTTTATAGCGCTGTTGAAATACGTCGGCCAGAAAAGATACTGCGGCCTTAGTTTTAACCTGGCTAAAAGCAGCCATAACAGCGTTAAAGTCGTCCTGGAATACTCCAAAGGCGTTATGGATCTGTCTAGCTAGTCGATCAGCTGTTGCCCTGGTTATTAGTATGCCGCCAGTACGTTTATAGTATAGCGGCTTCCAGTAGCTACCTGGATCTGTTATTTGCTGGCTAGCGCTTTGCGTGCCTGGGCCTGCAGCGATACCCCCAGCAATTAACAGCCGCTTAATAGCTGTAAAAGCTAGTAAGCCGCCGCCTACCAGTAAGACGTCTGTAGCTGATATGTTAAACCTCTTTGCCATTTACTTGCGGAGCATAGATAATAGCATACTGATCTGGGCCTGCGGCATAGCTGCCAGCTTTTCCAGGTCGTCGGCTGTTACCCCTTTGCTAAATAGTGTTTGAATAATCTGTTCAACGTCCTGGGTGCCGCTTACGTGCTGCACTTTAGGCGCAGCAAAGCTGCTAACAATGTTACCGAGCATAGCTATTAGCATTTGTTGTACTTGTGGTTGTTGAAGCATACCTGCTAAAATACTGGCTGGCGTTACTGGCTCCTCTTTTTCTTCTTCTTCGTCGTCCGTTTCCAGTTCTTCCATACGTTCAGCTCGCAGGGCGCGGATCTCGTTTAATATCTCGTTATTAACTTGTGCCTGCTGATTGCTTACGCCGTATCCAGCTACCATACCTAGCGGCGCTTCGTGCAATACAAAAACCTTGTTAATCGCTGGCGTCGATTTTTCTTTGTCCTTTTCATTAAATAATCCAAGTACAAAGTTATTATAATCGTCGGGCGCGATATACGATAGCTCCGTTTGTAGCTTATCGTAGCCTTCGTCCTTGCTTTTACCGTCATAGGCTCCAGTAATGTTTTTAGTCATTACAGAGAAACGGTATAGCTTCCAGGCAGCCTGCGGCTGCTCGTTATACCAATTTAGGACGGCGCTAGCGCTTCGTAGTTGTGCTGTAGCAGGCATAGTTTATTAGATATAGTAAACGCCAAAGCAAAAACTAAAATTGGTAGTGTTTGCTGGAGCGTTTGCAATTTGAATAAAGCTCTTATCCCAGGTTATCTTTTGACCTTGAAATTCAAACAGTCCACGAACGAAAGGAGCTGAAGCGCCTGTCGTAGCTTGCTGGCGAATTAAAGAGATCAGCGGAATACGGTAAAGATCCTGGCGCTCGTTTGAATACAGTACCAGATAGCTTTTTTCCATAATAGCTGCCGTGGGTGTATCTACGTTATTAGGGCTTTTTTCCAGCGTATCGATTGCCCAGCTTTCCATAGCTAGCAAGCTAGTGTAACGTAGTTTAGGTAGATCGGGGAACGACCACTGCGTTTGTGTTTGTCCTGTTACTGCTACTCCAGGTACCAGAAGCTCTACCAGTTCGTATTTAGCGGCCTTAAATGCCATTTTGATAAGTTTTTATTTTTTTAATAAAAGGACTGGCAGCGCTAGGCTGCCAGCCCAGTGAAAGAGAACGGATTAACGTACAGGTGTTACGTTTTGTGCCAGGTGTCCGCGCATAATTATAACAGCGCGGCTGTTAGCTTGTACAGCGGCCATAGCTTGTTGGAGCTGTACCTGCAGTACATTTTGTTTTGATCCTACCAATACCCAGGCTGGCTCTACTGGATAGAAAGCACTTGAGCTACCGTCGTTTTGATCGACGTAGTTAATGCCTGATGATGTGTAGTCAGCGTCCAGCGTTTCTTGCTGCTGCGGCACGTAATAGTGACGATACAGGTCGTAAGCGGGTACAATTTGACGGTTATTTACAGTCAAAGACAGTGAACTGTTATACCAGCTCAAAAGGGCTG